TGCAAGAGCAGATAGAGTTTTAGATAATGAAATGCAAGTTGATTTGGTTAGTCATTTGCCAGAAGCTCCAGAGTTATTATCTACAATTGGAGTTGAGGAATGGTACAAAGTAACATCACAATTATTTAATTTAAAAATGCTGCATCACATTGATCTTAGATTGATTGAAAGTTACTGCAATGAAATGGCTTTATATATTGAGTGCGAATCTGAACTAAGAAAAAATGGAAGAGTGGATATTTTTAAAAACACTAATGGTGATATTATTAGAAGTCAAGCAAATCCATATGTCAAAATGAAAAATGATGCTTTAAATAATGCATTAAAATTGGCAGCACAATTTGGATTAACTCCAGTTGCAAGAGCTAATATATCAGCTCCAGTTACAACTAATAATACACAAATAAATAATTACTTTGACTAAGTTTTTCTTTGATGATAAGGCAGCAAAAAAAGCTATTGGTTTTATTGAAACATTTGTTACACATACAAAAGGTGAACTAACTGGAAAGCCTTTAAAATTAGAAGAGTGGCAAAGCAAAATAGTTGGCGACATATTTGGCTGGAAAAATAAAGAAACAAATCTAAGAAAATACAGAACAGTATTTATTGAAGTTCCAAGAAAAAATGGAAAATCAACTTTGTGTGCTGCTATTGGTTTGTATATGTTATTTGCTGATGAGGAAAGAGGGAGTGAAGTTTATAGTGCTGCTGGTGATAGGCAACAAGCTGGAATAGTTTTTGAGATAGCAAAAGGAATGATTTTGCAAAGTCCAGAATTATCTGAAAGAGGCAAGGTGTTTAGAAACTCAATTGTCAATGAATCAAAAGGAAATTATTATCAAGCAATTAGTTCTGATTCAAAAACTAAGCATGGCTTTAATGCTAATTGTATAATCTTTGATGAATTACACACACAGCCTAATAGAGATTTGTGGGATACACTAACAACATCAACTGGATCAAGAAGGCAGCCATTAACAATTGCAATCACAACAGCTGGTTATGATAAGCAATCTATTTGTTATGAGATATATTCTTATGCTAAGAAGGTGGCTGATTCTGTAATTAAAGATGATTCATTTTATACTGTAATATATGAAGCAGAAAATGATGATGATATTACTTTGGAATCCACTTGGAAAAAAGCAAATCCAAATTATGGTGTTAGTCTAAGAAAAGAATACATGGAAAGAGAAAGCCAAAGAGCTGTTGATGTTCCATCATATCAAAATACATTTAGAAGATTAATGCTTAATCAATGGACAGATTCACATAGTGCTTGGCTTACATCTGGTGAATGGGATGCTTGTCATCAAGATTTTGATTACTCAATATTAGAAGGCAAAGAATGTTGGGGTGGATTAGATTTAGCATCTACCAGAGATTTAACTGCTTTTGTATTACTGTTTAATGTAGATGGCAAGTTTGTTTTTATTCCTTATATATTTATTCCAGAAGAAAACGCAAAGAAAAGAAGTGAAAGAGATGGTGTTGATTATGTTTCTTGGTTACGAGATAAACATATATATGCAACAAGTGGTGATGTGGCTGATTATAGTTTTATAAAAGCTAAGATAAATGAGCTGTCAAAAAAATATAGAATACAATCTATTTGTTATGATAGGTGGAATGCATCACAATTAGTAATAGATTTGCAAAATGATGGCGCTAATATGGATCCATTTGGACAAGGATTTGTTTCAATGTCTATGCCAACAAAAACATTAGAGGCTGAAATATTATCTAAAAATATTATCCACAATAATAATCCATGCATGAATTGGTGTATGAGTAATGTTTCACTTATGGAGGATCCTGCTGGGAACATTAAGATTTCTAAAAATAAATCTAAAGAAAAAGTTGATCCAGTAGTTGCTTTGGTAATGGCTTTAGGTTGTCATCTCACAACAGAAAGTGGTGATAGTGTTTATGATACAAGAGAAGTTATAGTTTTATAATTATGTTAATAAATAACACACACATTGTTTTTTTATAACTTTTTATAATTGTATTATTGTGAAAATAAAAATTTCACATTGACTTTACTCGAAAGAATTACAAACGTATTCATTCCTCCTAAAACTCAAAAAAGAGATTTATCTCTTAATACAATTTTTCCAGATGCAAATGTTTTTGATACTGATAAGGCTTTAACGCTTACAGCTGTTTGGTGTGCAATAAGATTACTTGCTGAATCTGTTTCATCATTGCCAGTTTCTGTTTATTCTAAACAAGCTAATGGTGATAAATTAGAGGATTCTAAAAGTCCAATTTATAATCTTGTAAAATTCAAGCCTAATTATTATCAAAATAAAATAACATTTTTTGAGTTTATAATGCTAAGTATTTGTACGGAAGGGAATAGTTATGTGCAAATTGTTAGAAATAATTCTGGAACTCCAGTTCAATTAATATGTTTAAGCCCAAGCGATGTAACTGTAGTTGTAAATAATAATGAGCTTTTTTATCAAATAGATGGTGGAGCTGTTTTAGATTCATCTGATGTTTTACATTTTAAAACAATTACTGATGATGGTGTTACTGGATTAAGTCCAATTGATCAATGTGCAAAGGCATTAAACTGGGGTGTTAGTTTAGAAGAGTTTGGCTCAACATTCTTTTCTAATGGAGCAAAGCCAAGTTCAATATTACAAACTGATAGAGCTTTAAGTGATACAGCATTGCAAAGATTAAAAACAAGTTTTAACAATAACTATGGTAAATTAAAAAATAGTAATTCTACAATTGTTTTAGAGGAAGGATTAACATTTAAGCCAATTTCTATTAGTCCAGAACAAGCTCAGTTTTTAAGTTCAAGACAATTTAGCATTGAAGAGGTTGCAAGAATATTTAATGTTCCTCCACATATGTTAAAAGATTTAAGCAAATCAAGTTTTAATAATATTGAAATGCAATCACAAGAATTTGTTACATATACTTTGATGCCTTACATTACAAGAATAGAGCAAGAGATGAATTTAAAATTATTTAGAAGTAATGAATTAGGAAAAACATTTGTTGAGTTTAATGTAAATGGATTGTTGAGAGGTGATGTAAAATCAAGAACTGAGGCATATAAAACTGCAATCACAAATGGCTATATGTCAATAAATGAAGTTAGACAAAAAGAAAATATGAACTCTATTGAAGGTGGTGACAAACATTTCATGCAAATGAATATGACAACAATAGATAAAATTGGAGAGGATGCCAGCTAAAAAATGTGAAAATGGCAAATGGAAGTGGGGTGAATCTGGGTCATGTGTTTATGATTCAAAAAAAGATGCTGAAGATGCAAACAGTGATTATAGAGATGAAAGAGATGTAAATTTAAACGTCACTGAAGGCATGAAAGAAGAGGCTGCAAGAGGCAAAGCATGGCGTGAAGAGTTTGGTAGAGGTGGAACTGAAGTTGGCTTAAAAACAGCTAATATGATTTTAAGTAATTCAATGACTGAGGACCGAGTAAAAAAAATGTTTGCATACTTTGAAAGACATGAAACTTATAAAGATGCTGAAGGATTTAGACCAGGTGAAAAAGGTTATCCATCAAATTCAAGGATTGCCCACAGTTTGTGGGGTGGTGACGCTGGTCATGCATGGAGTCGGCGTTGTAGTGTTACCATTATCTGTAACCTCTTGAAGCGTATGAGAAAAAAAGAAATCAATTAAATAAAGAAGAGGAAAAAGGAGTAAGAAATATAAATAATAATAATATGGAAAAAAGAATTTTTAATGTAGAAACAAGAGTTGATTCAACAGATGATGGTAAAGATGTTGTTGTTGGCTATGCAAGTGTTTATGATTCAAGATCAAATAATCTTGGTGGTTTCTATGAGTTTGTAGAAAGAGGTGCTTTTAATGAGGAATTAATTTCTAACTCTGATGTAAGAGCATTAATAAATCATGATCCAAATCTTATACTTGCAAGAAATACATCTGGAACATTAAAGTTGTCAGCTGATGAAAGGGGATTAAAGTATGAATTTGATTTAGATCCAGAACTATCTTATGCAAAAAATTTAGGTGTGTCAATGAAAAGAGGCGATATTAGTAGTAGCTCATTTGCTTTTACTGTTTCAGAAGATGAATGGTCTACTGATGATGAAGGCAACAACATTAGAACAATTAAAAAAATAGATAGGCTTTATGATGTTTCACCAGTAACTTATCCAGCTTACAACATGGCTGAAAGTGATTTGGTAGTTGCTAAAAGAGGATTAAAAGAATATCAAGAAAGTTTAGTTGAGGAAACTAAAGAAGAAATAATTGAAGAAAAAGAAAACAATTTAGTGAGAGGCTCTCTTATCTCATTAAATATTGAATTAAAAAAGAGAAAATAAATTAAAATAATTAAAAAATGAAAACATCAATCGTATTAAAAGAGGAAAGATCTGATATTATTTCTCAGTTGGAAAGCATTAAAGATGTTGCTACAACTGAGGAAAGAGATTTATCTTCTGAAGAAAATAATCAAGTAGATGGATTGTTAACAGAAGTTGACAATTTAGATGCTAAAATAGAAAGAGCTGAAAAAATGGAAACA